CCTATTGGAGCGCCTGCATCGGCATCCAACTCTCCACTAGCATCAAACCTGGTGATTTTGACTGTTACTGGTTCTGATACTGAAGTTGATCTAACAGCAATCCTTAGATTGGATAGTGGTGATGGTCGATTTGATATGACGGCAGTCACGGTAGATCGAGATAATAACAATCCAACTTTTGCAACAACTACAGTTAGATTCGATGATTCTAGCTACGACTTTGACCTCACATAAATAAAACCGTAGGAACCCTCCCAATTATGGCTAAGCAGAACCTTAATATTGGCGTCTCCGCTAATGACGGAACAGGTGATACTCTAAGAGATGGCGCTATTAAACTCAATAACGTCATTAACGAGTTGTACAATTATCTCGGAGATCAGACCAATCTGCAAATCAGTATTGGTTCTCCTTCGACGAACCAAGTTCTGAAGTGGAACGGTAGCGTTTTCACTGAGGGTCAACTTGCGCTGTCAAACCTCAGCGACATTGATGTTGGTGGTTTGACCAATGGTCAGGTTCTAAAGTGGAATGATGCAAACTCTCGCTGGCAACCTGGCGATGACCTGCAGGGTGGTACTGGTGGTACTGTAATTGATAACCTTGCCAATAATGGCAGCGGCGACATTGTTGTTAGTGCAGATATTCTTCCAAACAGCGATGTTACATATGATCTAGGTTCTCCTACACTCAAGTTTCGTGACATCTATCTGAGTGCAGCAACTATCTGGTTGGATGATTCTGGTCTCAGTACAGATACTGCAACTCAAGAAATCACCAAGAAAAAGAAAGGGCAGCATCTAGTCAACAGCATTGACACTGGCGCAACTCGCACTATTGCGGCAAAACTCACTACCGAAAACTCTACTGAGCAAGAGAAGTTCCACAATCGCTTCTCTGTTATGAAGGCAAATACCAAGTTGGAACTCATCGATTCCGCTGGTCTAAAAGCGTCCGTTACATTTCTCGATTATACAGCAGAGAGTGGTCCTGCTCGTGCGTTCATCAGAGTCTCTGCTACTGGTCTAAACGCATCTCAAGAACTTTCGGTTACCAACCCGATTCACATTGTATCCCTCAACCGTATGGTTTCTGAGGATGAAGAGGGTAAAATCGATCTGGGTGGTGACCTCACCTTTGGTACTGGTCGCTCAATGAAGATTGATGAGGATGGTATTCTTGAACTCCCCGCAAGTGGGTCTATTCGTTTCGGTGATCAGGCATCAACAAAGACAATTGCTCTCGATGTTGATGGTAATTTGGATCTTGCTGCTGGCACAGAGATTCGTTTTGGTGGCGATGCTAACAAGGCAATTAAGTTCGATTCCAACGGCAACTTAGAAATTCCAGAATCTTCGGAAATTCGCTTTGGTAATAGTGGAACCAAGAAATTAGCGATGGATGAGAATGACAATCTTGTCCTCCCAACAGATGCAGAAATTAAAGTTGGTACTAAGCGTATCAAAATTGATACCAATGGTGAACTTCAAGTTGCAAATGACGGTACAAACTTTGAAGATTCTGACGGTGGATTCCGTCGTCAAATCAACAACGCTCCTGGTGGTTCGTCGTTGATTAAGGGTCACGATAATGCGACTATCTACAAACCATCCCCAACACTTCTGTTCAGATTCTCTGGTGTTGGTAGCACTGCATACAATGTTCAAGGACCAGGTTTCCCTGGAAGTGGTACTCAGAATGCGACCATAGTGTTATATCGTGGTTTTACTTACGATCTCCATAGTGTTTCTGGTGCTACACACCCCCTGAGAATCCAAGCAACAACTGGTTTGGGTCAGTCTGCATATACCACTGGAGTTACTGGTTCTGAGTCTGGATTGCAGTCCTTCACAGTTCCTATGAACGCTCCCAATACACTGTATTATCAGTGCACAGTCCATAGCGCAATGAACGGTACATTCGATATTCGTTGATAAATGGCAAGAACAGTTCCTGGATCTGGTGCAATCATTGTTCCAGTCTTTAATAGCATTTATGGTGTTAAAGACGTTTTTGTGGAGGATGGTGGTTCTGGATATAATCCATCCGATCCTCCACAGTTGAAGATTGCAAACTGTGGTGCGCCCATTCGCGAAGCGGTTTTAGAACCAGTAATCGCGAATGGGCAAATTGCTGCGGTCAAAGTGTTAGACCCAGGTGAAGGATATGATCCATTTAGAATCGAAATCGATACTGATGGTATTGGAACTGGTGCTGTTGCAAAAGCAATTCTATATGAAGAAGATAGATTTGATATTAACGGCAACCTGATTGCACCAGCAGGTTCGATTCAATACATTCAAGTCCTTTCAAATGGCGATGAGTATTATAATTCTCCAACAACAGCAACGGTAAGAGGTGGTGGTGGATCTGGTGCCGAACTTCGTCCTGTTACTGGTCTTGTTACTGGTCTTAGTTTAGAGAATCCTGGATCTAACTACGAACTTGGTGACATTAACCTCATCATCTCTGGTGGTGGGGGTCAAGGTGCAACGGGTGTTGCTGAAGTCGATGAATTCGGGGTTGTCAAACAAGTTAGAGTAACCAATCCTGGAGAATTCTATGAAACTCCCCCCGTTATTCTATTAAATGGTGGTGGTGGATCTGGCGGTAAAGCAATAGCAAACTTAAATCTTGGATCTATTTCATCTATCGATATTACAGATCCTGGCGGTGGATATTCGTCATCACCATCAGTGCTGTTTACACGAACAACAGACTTAACCAGAGCATCTAGAAACAGACAGTCATTCAACTCAACTCTGTATAACATTACTGGTTTGTTGGCGGATGTTAACGAAAATGATGATACAGTCTATGTTCAAACAACCACCCCATATCCAGGATCGGGTAAAATTCTTATCGGAAGAGAAATTATCCGTTATACAGGTAAAACACTTACATCATTTACTGGATGCGATCGTGCACTCAACTTCCGATATGATCAGAAGGTAACTCTAGATTCTCTCGCTAACGACAGTTACGGCATATCCCAATACAACTTCAATGTTGGTGATAGAGTTGTTAGGACAAATGAAAGTGCATCCAACAAAATTGCTCGCGTTTATGATTGGATTCCAGAACAAAGAGCACTATTTCTCACCTTTGAGGTTGACGAACTAGCATTTATTGATGGTGGTTCGTCTCAAGTTAAGTCCCAGGTGATTGACTTTAGTGGTGGTGTTGGATCTGCAACCGCTACAGGTGTGTCTCCACACACAATTGTTGATAGAGCAAATAGCAGAATTGTCACACTGACTGTTCCCATTAGTTATATCCAAGATAAAGCATTTGAAGATATTGCCGAATTGGATGGTCTTGGCGATGGTATTCCTGATCTGATTAACGCGAATACCGATTTTGAGGGTGAGATTAGTCTTGACGGTGGTATTGCATCTTCACTATATGGTATTGAAGAAACTGTGGGTGGTCAGAATACAACCCTATTTGCAGTTGGCGATCAGATGACTGATAGTTCTATACCCCCATTAGCACCTACAGTTTCCGTTGCAGGTGATCTTGGTGATGGTGATGTACACGATGCTGTAGTTATATTTACATTCCGTGTTATTGCTCCAACTACAAGCAATTATGTGATTGGTGAAACTGTAACTGGATCTATTACGGGAATCACTGGAACAGTTGAGTCCTGGAATATTGAAACTATGGAATTAACGATTGGTAGTGTTGTTCCCAGTTCTGGCAATTACCTTTGGAATAAGAATGAAACTGTCACAGGATCGCAATCTGGCGTAACTGGAACCATACAACAAATTAACTATCCATCATTTGTCAGAAACGAACCCGACTAACCACCATAAATAAAGAGAAGGCAGAAACTGTCCAATGGCACTACTTACCGACCAATTTAGAATTTTCACAGCAGAAAAATTCATTAAGTCGCTTGAAGGTCCTGATAAGAACCAAAGCGATATTGCTGCTGGTGCGAATAGAGATCGTCTTTATGTTTACATTGGACGACCTCAGGAGTGGGATAACGAGAATAATCCTCCTACACCAGTTGACTCTTTCCAAGAGTTTTCTGATTCATTCGATGATATGATCTCGATGAAGCGTGTTCTTGCGAACGATGCTATTCAGGTTATTCGTCGTATCGACTGGATTCCCCCCGAGCAAACTACTGGTGGTTTGGGTTATGTGTACGATATGTATCGTCACGACTATTCTTCCTCCAAAACTGCATCTTCTGGTGCAACCAAACTGTATGATTCTGACTTCTACGTGGTTAACTCCTCGTATCAAGTCTATAAGTGCATCTATAATGGTACCTCCCCCAGTGATCCCAACGGTAAGCCTTCAACCGTTGAACCCACTGGCACTTCAACTTCCATTATTACCACTGCTGATGGGTATCGTTGGAAGTATATGTATACTGTTCCTGTCGGTCAGGTGCTGAAGTTCTTTTCTGGCGACTATATGCCAGTGTTGAGTGATACTGCGGTTATCTCTGATGCTGTTGGTGGAGAAATCGACACGGTTGTTATCCAGTCTTCTGGTTCTGGTTATAACAATGGTACCTACGAAAATGTTCCTATCAAAGGCGATGGTACTGGTGGTCGTATCTCTATCGTTGTTGATGGTGGTCGCATCGTTTCTGCAACAGTGACCTCTGGTGGTTCTAACTATTCTTTCGGTAAAGTTATTATCGATGAAGTGAATGGTATCGGTTCTGGTACTGGTTCTGGTGGTGCTATCGACGTTATCATTCCCCCGAAAGGTGGTCACGGTTCTGGTCCGCAAGTTGAACTTGGCGGTTTCCGTGTGATGATTAACACCAAGTTCACCTATGATGAAGGTTCTGGCGATTTCCCAACTGACAACGACTATCGTCGTATCGGTTTGGTGCTGAATCCTCTGAAGTATGGTACCGAAGAATTGGCAGACGCTATCACAATTTCTGCTACAAATGCTGTGATCTTCTCGCCAGATTTCACAGGTTCGTTTAACACTGACGAAATCATCACTCAGACACGTACTATCGGTGGTCAACAAGTGACTGCTCGTGGACGAGTGGTTTCTTGGAATAACACAACAAAAGTTTTGAAGTATTATCAAAACCGCATTGACGGTATTTTCCCAGAAATTTCTGGTAACAAGACTGTCTTTGACGGTGGTAATACAGTTGTGGGTTCTGGTTCTGGTACTTCTGCCGATCCAGACATCAACTTCCCAATTGTTCCTGGTGATGGAACTCGTATTATTAACAACACTGAATATGACTTGGGTATGTCTTTCACTTCTGGTTATGCAAGACCCGAAGTTAAAAAAGACTCTGGAAAAGTTATCTACATAGATAATAGGAGAGCGATCTCTCGCGCTGGCGACCAAATCGAAGACATCAAGATCGTAGTAGAGTTCTAAAACAATGCCTCAGAATACCAATCTGAATATCTCCCCTTACTTCGACGATTTCGATAAGGCGGACAATTTCTACCGAGTGCTTTTCCGTCCTGGGTATCCCATTCAGGCACGAGAACTCACAACGATGCAATCTCTGTTGCAAAACCAGATTGAATCGTTTGGTACCCATATGTTTAAGGATGGCTCGATGGTCATCCCAGGTCAGGTTGGTTACGATCTTGATGCGAAGGCAATTATACTTCAAGAGTCTTTCCTTGGTGCTGACATTGAGCAATACAGAGCACAACTTGACGGCAAGATCATTGAAGGTCTGACGACAGGTGTTAAAGCAAAAGTTCTGTTCTCTATCCCAGCATCCGAATCTGATAGAGGTTACATTACAATTTACCTGAAATATTTGACATCTGGCGGTGAAGATAATGATGTTGCCACGTTTGTTAATAACGAACAACTCATTTGTGAATCGGAAATTACTTATGGCAATTCTCTAATCGAGATTGGCACACCATTTGCACAGATGCTCCCAACCAATGCTACAGCAATTGGTTCTACAGCATCCATTGCTGCTGGTGTCTACTTCATCCGTGGTTACTTTGTTGACGTTTCTGCTCAAACAATTGTTCTTGATCAGTACGGAAACAACCCCTCATATCGTATCGGTCTGGAAATCTTTGAGTCTATTGTTACTCCAGAAGACGATCCAGAACTCAACGATAACGCAACTGGCACTTCTAACTACTCTGCTCCTGGTGCTCACCGCTTCAGAATCAGAACTTCCTTGGTTAAGAAGGTTATCGATGATGATACCGATAAGAACTTCCTCGAACTTCTGAGAATCAACAAATCTCAGATCGAATCTTTTGTTGAAAGAAGCGCATATAATGAAATGGCAAGAGAACTTGCCAGAAGAACATATGATGAGTCTGGTGACTATACCGTCCGAGATTTTGATGTTCGTATTAGAGAACACCAGAATGATGGTATCAATAATGGCGTATATCTCCCTGGCGAGGTTTCCCCTGGTGGAATCTCATCTTCGGAATCTTATTATTCTGTTGAGGTTGGTCCTGGTAAAGCATATGTTCGTGGATATGAGTCAGAAACTCTGACTCCGACCTTTGTTGACCTGATCAAACCCAGAACTACTGTCGGTCTGCAGAACTCGATCATTCCGTTTGAACTCGGCAACTATATGCTGATGAATAACGTGAAGGGTTCTCCGATTGTAAACGGTAATAACATCACTGCAAACTATCAAGTTGTTGAACTTCGTGACGTTGCACCTAATAATGTTCTGACTGCATCTGGACGTGTTATTGGTTATGCACGTGTGGCAGCATATGAGTATCATAGTGGAACAAATGTCAACTCAACTTCGACTGTTTTCAAAGCATACCTGTTTGACATTCAACCGCTCACACTATTTAAGATGAGCAATAATGTGACTCTTTCGCAGGGTCACGTTATTCGTGGTCGTACTTCCAGAGCAAAAGCATTTGTCGAAGGTGATGTTGCTGGTGGTAGCCTGTTTAGTGTTTATCAGGTTTATGGTACTTTCCGTGCTGGTGAAGTTATCGAACGTGATGGCGTTGAAATTGGTACCTTGGATGACCTCTTCCAATATGAGGTTACTGATGCAAAAGGTATTACTGGTAGAGATCCCGACACTAATGCAATTGTCTTTGCAGGTGATTTTGTTCTCGATCAAGAAACAGTTATCCTCGGAACAAACTTCAGTGTCCCCAACACTGGCAGTGGCACTTTGACTGGTACACAATCCAATTTCACGTTGGATCTGCGTCCTGGTGATATTCTCACTGCAAATGGCAGTACCACACTACAGGTCAATCTTATCAATACCAGTGGTAGTAGTATTGCCAATAAAGTTACCAATGCGACTACGGTGGGGTATTCTAGTGGAAGTGTTGTAGCAGATGATTATGCATTCTTGGTTCGTCGTCGTGTACAAGTTTATGATCGTGAGACTGCCGATCTTCTGATCGAGATGCCCAAGGATTCGATCAATAATATTTCTGACGAATCTGCAATCGTTGCACGCTCTTTTGATGACATCACGGTTACTGGTGCAAACGACTTTACAATCTCTCTACCTGCTGACGAACAGTTCCTGGCATATGATAAGGACCATTATCAACTGGTGTCTCTTGCACCTACCACAGGTACATTGATTGATATTGAAAATAATATTACATTCAATACAACTGGTACACCCAGAACATCTCTGACTGTTTCTGGTCTTGCTGGTATCACTTCTTGCCGTCTCATTGCTTCTGTGTCTAAAAACCAGGCAGAGAAGAAACTGAAGAATGCTACCGAAATGGAAGTGATGAAGGTTGAGCGTACTGCAAATTCTTCAGATAACGTTAAGTATGGTCTGACATACGGATCTCTATATGGTACCCGTATTGAAGATGAAGAAATTTCACTTGGTTGTACAGACGTTTATAAGATTCACGCAGTTTATGAATCCGCAGATGACAATGCTGCTGTGATTCCCAACCTGACAATGCAAGATGCTACCATCTTCCAAAAGGGTACCATCATTGAAGGTCAAACATCTAAGGCAAAGGCAAGGGTTGTAAACTTCAATCCAGTGTCTTATGTTTGCCACTTTGTGTATGAGAATGATTCGTTCTTTATCCTCGGTGAGACAATCCGTGGATTCGATGCAAACAATAATGTCATTACTGGTTTGGTAAATGATGCTGAGGGATCTGTCAATAATGGTTCTCGCAACATTACCGATTCTTTCTTCCTCGATGTTAACCAGCAAGGACATTACTATGACATTTCTAAACTGATTCGATATGCTGGATCGACATCACCGTTGCGTAAGTTGATGGTTGTCTTCAACAGATTCACTCACGAAGCAACTGGCGACTACTTTGCATCCCAATCTTACGTCGGTATCGATTATAAGGATATTCCGACGGTCAAATTCAATGGTGAAACACGTAATCTTAGAGATGTCCTTGATTTCAGACCTGCTGTTACTCCTGTTCTATCTGGTTCTGGTACTGTTGGTAGTCCGTACTATGTGAACTGTGCATCTTTGGACTTCAAAGATCGTGGTTTCTCCTCTGGTGGTGTGGCTAATAACGCTACGGTCATTGATATTCCGAAACCCGAATCCGATTTCCGTTGCGACTATGACTATTATGTTGGTCGTATCGATAAACTGTTCCTGACTGATCAGCAAGAGTTCAAGGTTGTTAAGGGTATCCCTGGTGAAAAAGATGATATTCCTACAAACATTGATAATGCGATGCTTCTGGCAACATTCTATCACGAAGCATATGGTTATAGACCCGAAAACGTCCACATCATTCGGGAAAATAATCGTCGTTTCACGATGAAGGACATTGGTTATATTGAAAGACGTGTTGACAACCTCGAATATTACACCTCGCTGAGTCTCCTCGAACTCGAAACTGCTCAATTGTCCATTAAGGACAGCGATGGTTTCGATAAGTTCAAGAACGGATTCCTGGTTGATAACTTCACATCTTTCGATTCTGCAGATACTTCACAACAAGATTTTGCTTGTGCACTGGACTTTGGTGAAGGTCTTCTGCGTGCATCTCACTACACTACAAATGTTCCCCTCGAATTTAATGTAAATGCATCTTCTGGAGTTACTCTCCACGAAACTGGCACTCTGACTCTTCCATACGAAGAAACTCAGTTCATTGTTCAACCATATGCATCTCGTGTTGAGAACGTTAACCCGTTCAACGTGTTTGCATACATCGGTCGTCTTGATCTCTTCCCCTCGTCTGACGACTGGGTGGATAGCAGAAGAGCACCCGATCGTGTGGTGAACCTGGAAGGTGATTTCACGGCAACAATGCTTCGCCTTGGTGCTGACCAGAATACAGGTTTTGCTCCTGTTCAGTGGAACGCTTGGAGAACTAACTGGACATCAAACTCCAGTAGATCGAGTTCTCAGTTTATGCGTCGTGGTAACTGGCCGTTCATTAGAAGAATCAACAGCACAACATCTACAAGCGTTAGTTCTCAAACAAGATCTGGTCTTAGAACTCGTGTTGTTCCCAGAATTGACCGTCAATCTCTTGGAGACAATGTGATTGAAAGAACGGTGATTCCTTTCATCCGTTCTAGAAATATTGCATTTGCTGTTCAGCGCCTCAAACCATACACCAGATTCTATGCATTCATTGACAATGTTGACGTAAATTACTACTCAACTCCCAAACTGCTTGAAGTAACGAAGAACCCAGTTGACGATGTTCGTACAAACGATACACCGTTTGTTACTGGAGAAACCGTTATCGGTCAACAATCTGGATGTAGATTGAAGATTGTGAATCCCAATGAGGGATTTGATGATGGTCTGTCTCCTTACGACAAGTCGGAACTTCCTTCCTCTTATGCTTCTACCACACCTCTACTGAATATCGACACTAAGATTATGTCGGAGACGGTTGCTGGTGACTACTATGGTAACCCAATTGAAACCGAGATTCTGGTGGGTCAAACCTCTGGTGCTCGTGCTGTGGTCAAGAAAAAGCGTTTGGTTGCAAATACCAACGGTGACCTCAACGGCATTATGTGGATTCCCAATCCTGCGGTCAATACTAACCCCAGATTTGCAACTGGCACTCGTGTCATCCGTCTGACAACTTCTGCTACAGATTCTCGCATTCCTGGTCAAGTTGACTCTGCAGCATCTGCAAACTATGTTGCATCTGGTATCTTGGAAACCAAGCAGCAGACAATTCTTGCAGTTAGAAATGCAGATCTTGTAAGAGATACTGTGACACAGAACCGTGTTGTTTCTAGTAGCAGCACATCCACTCGTGATACTGGTTGGTACGATCCCCTGGCACAATCCTTCTTGGTTGAGTCTAAGGGTGGTGCATTCCTGACGGGATGCGAACTGTATTTCAATACAAAGGATGAAAGAATTCCTGTTTCTGTGCAGGTTCGTGAGATGGCAAATGGTTATCCAACCACCAAAGTTTTGGCATTCTCCGACGTTACTCTGCTTCCCTCTCAGGTCAACCTTTCTGAGAATGGTACCGTTCCTACCAAGTTTACATTCCAATCTCCAATCTATGTGACAGAAAATCGCGAGTATTGCCTCGTTGTTCTGTCCGACTCTAACGAATACAAACTCTGGATCTCCAGAATGGGTGAGGATGATGTAACTAGCGATAGAACGATCTCCGAGCAACCTTATGCTGGTGTTCTGTTCAAGTCTCAGAACGCATCTACTTGGACTGCTGACCAGTACGAAGACCTTAAGTTTATCCTGCATAAAGCAGAATTTGCTACTGGTACTAGCGGTACTGCAGTGTTCAACAACGCTAAACTTGCATTGGGTAACTCTGGTATTGCACAACTTCGCAATAATCCAGTCACCACCTTGAAACCTCAAGTGAAGATTGTTCTTAGCGATCACGCTGCAAACTTCACTATCGGTGCTGAGATCACTCAAACTGATACTTCACCTGTTCCTTCTGCGATTGTTCGTGAAGTTGTCCAAGGTGTTCAAGGTTCATCGAACGCATATATCATCGTTGATGATGTGAATGGCACCTTCCGTGAAGGTGTTGCTTCTGGTTCGTCGTTCATCTATAGATTGGTTTCTTCCAGATCTATCGCAAACATCACTTTGACTGGCGTTACTGGAACTTTCACTGTTGATGAACCCATCACAAATGGTTCTGGTGCATCTGGTATTGTGACTAATTGGAATTCTGGTACTGGTGTTGTCACAATCAAGTCTGTGACTGGCACCTTTGCTGATGGTGATCCTGTTACCCAGGAAATTAACCAAGTTACTACTGGTTCTGGTACCATCGGTTCCAGCGGAGTTGCTCTGAGTGGTGATGACATCAACGATTATCCCGCTGCACCAATTTCTTACTTTAATGATGCTAAGGAAATCACGATTGCACACGCAAACCACTGTATGCACGATGTTGCAAACAACGTGAGAATCAGCGGTGTGATCTCGGAAGTTTCTCCAACCGTAGTTGACTCTGCTTACCATACCAATGGTATTACTGCAACAGATGGTGTTAGTGGAACATTCTCACTTCACGTTAATGACGCGGCTGCATTCCACACCGTGATCAACGGTGCTGGTGTTTCTACCAGCAATCCTGGTTATATCGTGATTCGCGATCCTGAAATTGGTCAGCGTCATTTTGAAATCATTGAATATAGTAGCATTTCTTCTGACGGTAAGATTATCACCCTCCCATCTGGTTCTCGTGGTAAGGATGGTACAGCTGCACTCGCACACAGTGCCAACAGCATTGTTGAGTGCTACAACCTTGATGGTATCCCACTAACAGAAATCAACCGCCTACATACCCAAGTTGGATCTCCAACATTGGATAGTTATAAGTTGGCAGTTACCTCGGTTTCCAGCAGTGGCATCACAAATGGCGGATCTAACGTGACGGCAACTCAGAACATTCAGTTTGAGCAATTCCTTCCTCAAATTCAGATGAACCAGTTCCCAGAGACTGATGTTATTCCAAGATTGAACGTTGTTTCTGGTACTTCTATCAAGGATGGTGCAAATGTTGATGATGCATCGTTCATTAACGATGGTGTGTATCTTGATTGTATTGCAAATGAGGATAACTATCTGACATTCCCCAAACTGGTATGTTCGCAAGTTAATGAGGATGCGAAGTTGAGTGGTTCCAAGTCTCTCAATATGCAACTTTTGCTGAGCACAGAAAACAGTGCACTTTCTCCCGTGATTGATACTGATCGTTGTTCACTCATTACAACATCAAACAGAATCAATGAAGTTGCTCAAGGTAATAGTGATGCTGAGAAGAACGCTGGTGACAAGAACGATGCAGTTTACATCACTAAGGTGATCAATCTGTTAAATCCTGCAAATACTTTGAAGGTTCAGTTTGAAGCTTGGCGTCATCCTGAAACTGAAATTTATGTGATGTATCGCATTCTTCCTATTGGTACTTCCCTCTCCTTCGATGAGATTGGATATACATATTTTAACGGGAACGGTAAAGAGAACAAAACAGTTCAAAAGACTGAATCGTATCTCCTCCGCGATCTGGAGTATACTCTAGAGTCTTCTCAAGAGTTTACATCTGCACAGGTTAAGATTATTATGACATCTAAGAACCAAGCATATGTTCCCAACATTAAAAACCTTCGCGTTCTTGCACTGAGTGACCTCTAAAAAATACATTCCAGTTGACGGACATCCCGACTTAGTTCGGGATTCCTCTTCTGGTGCCATTCTAAATACAAAAGCGACACCTCCTGGCACTGCGGCAAAAGCACGTAGAGCCAAAGATAGAAAAGTCGATGACTTGAAATCCGACGTGGATGTGCTAAAATCTGATATGTCGGAAATCAAAACCCTACTGAAAACATTATTGGAGACAAAAAATGACCGCTGATGTGACTGAAACTGTTGACCAGGAAAAACTCCTTGGTGATTTCAAAGCACGCTACCAACAACTTCTTGAAGATAATAAGAAAATGGTAGAGCAAATTAAGGCAAACGAAAGTCAAGCACTTAAACTTCTCGGCGCAATTGAAACTCTGGAATACCTTACGCAAGGACCAGAAGTTGATAATGTAGACGCTGAATAAACTCTTGGACCCGCAAGGGTCCTTTTTTAATGCGTATAAATATCTGAGAGGCATATCCTGTCCGTCCACGGATACTTCCACCTGATTTCAAATGGCAAATAGAATTCAATTAAGGCGTGATGGTGCTCAGCAGTGGGCGAACATCAACCCAATCCTTGCTCAAGGCGAACTCGGAATCGAAATTGATACGTCACGTATTAAGATCGGAGATGGTGTTACGCCGTGGAACTCTCTTAAGTATGAGCGACCACTAGAGACTGAATCAAACGCTGCTAATACTCTTGTTAAGCGTGACGCAGACGGTAACTTCCAAGCAGGTGCCATTACTGCTACGTTGATTGGTAATGCCTCTACCGCAACTCGTTTTGCTAACGCACGTCAAATCCAGTTAACAGGTCAAGTTACTGGTTCTGGTTCTTTCGACGGTTCTGCGAACCTATCACTGAACACTGACCTGTCGCTTATCACAACACTACCACACTACGATCCCAACAACCCCAACGCAGAGGCACTTTATACACGGGTTCGCGTTAATTCTCAGGGTCGTGTTGTTGGTGCTGAACTTGCGTCTACTCTTGCAGACTATGGTATCACCGATGCTCAGGGATTGGATGCTGACCTGACATCTCTTTCCGATTTGACAACCGTTGGCATTCTTGTTCGTGCCTCTCAGGGTAATATTGTTACAAGAACACTGACTGGTGGTGGCGGTAGAATCATCTTCACCGTTCCTGACGGTACTTCTCAGAACCCATTTATTGACTTGGCAGATACCACGGTTGTGGTGGGTTCTTACAACGTTGAATCTCTCACATCTGTTGGAACTGGTAGTGAGACGGTTAACGCTACAAGATTCACTGTTGATAGATACGGTCGTCTTACAGCAGCACTTACTGTTCCCATTGCTACAGCGACTGAAGGTAGTAAGTATGCCGCATATGATGCAGGCACTGCATATTCCCGTTACGATATTATTGAAGAGGGTGGAAAGGTATATCAAGCATATGTTGACATCAATGCTGGTGTAGGTTCACCTACCCATAATACTGGAGATGTAAGTGGTTGGCGTTATCTCGCCACAGCCGCAACCGAACAGAAGGGTCTTGCTTCGTTTGCACAAGAAGACTTTGATGTTGATGCTAATGGTCACGTTAGTATTGCACTTGGGGGAATTGATAATACTCAACTACAGGATGATCGTCTCATCTTTACCGACGGTAATACGGTTCAAGAGTTCCCCCTCGATAAAGAACTGACAACATCTAATGCTCATACTGGATTTGATTATCTTAATTACATCCACATCAATGACACTTCTGGCAATCTCCTCTTCTCTGCCAACAATGTTGATAACACTGGTGCAGGTGGCGTCGATATTAACGTTGACACCAATATTAGTGGCGCAAATATCATTCTTGATCGCCCTGGCACTTCTCCACTTCAAACAATTGAGAGGACTGCGGGTTCTCTGAAGATCTGGCATAATGTCAGCTCTGCAACTGACAGAACTCTTGACATTATCAGTAATAACGCAGGCGCTGGTACAGCGACTCTAAACATTACCGCAGATAATGATATTACAATCTCTGCTACAGATGTAAGCAGCAGAGTCAACGTTGAAGACTTCCACTTCCAAGATAACGTTCTGTCTACCACCAACTCAACAATGGTGTTGGATCCGAACGATGATGATGGTGCAACTGGTCTCGTCCGTGTTCGTGGTGACCTCCAAGTTGACGGTACAACCACCACCGTGAACTCGGTGACAATGACCGTCCAAGATCCCATCATCACTCTCGGCGGTGAAGATACTCTTACAAGTGATGACGGTCTTGACCGTGGTGTTGAGTTTAGATATTATGATACCCAAGAACGATTTGGTTTCTTTGGTTGGGATGAAGATTACACGAACGCTAACATTTGGTCTGGCACTGGTGGCTATCGCTTCCTCTACAACGCCACCAACACAGGCGAAGTTTTCTCTGGCACAGACGCTCCTCTCATTGCTGGTAACCTCCGACTGACAACTAACACTGGTTCTACCTCCACTACAAGTGGTACCCTTGTGGTCACTGGTGGTGCTGGTATTTCCGAGAGACTGTATGTTGGTGGTCGTACATTCATCAGTTCTGAGACACACGTCTATGACAACCTGTCTCTCCGTGCTGATGGTAAACAGTTCCTTGTCACCACTGCTGGCAGTCTTGTTAAGTTCAGTGTTGATTCCGACACTGGTAATACCACTACTTACGGTACGCTGACTGCTTGGGGTCAGACTCAGGTCGATGATAATGTCATTTTCAGACAGACATCATCCGAATCTGGTAAGACATTTGCTATCAAGAATGACACAGCAGATAAGTTTACTGTTGATTACACAACAGGTAACAGTGTTATTGCTGGCACTCTGAATGTTAATAATGGTGTTGATCTCGATAACACACTTAACGTTGATGGTGCTACAGATCTAAACAGCACTTTGACTGTTGATGGTGCTACTACAATTTATGATAGCACTTTGATTCAGGGTTCTGCTAAGACATTCCGAATCAATAATGTTTCTGCAGTTCAAAAGTTTGCAGTTGCTTCCGATACTGGTAATACCGACATCGAAGGTACTCTGAATCTTGGTAACTACTTCCATCACGAAGATACCGACACACCCACAATTTCCACCGATGCCAACGATTACTTTATCATCTCTGGTGGCGATTATGGTTCTTTCCGCCACGATGGTGGTGGTTACATTGAGGGTGACACTCTCTTTAATAACGACATTTATATTAACGGTGCTATCAACCAGCGAGACCAAGGTGCTGGCACAGAAACATTCAGTACACAGAACTACCTGAGAGTACGATATAAGTTCCGTACTGGTACAACTGTTGCATATACCCCCAACTATGCGACCGATGGCAACTCTAACCTGAGAGTTTATGGTGGTGGCGGTATTGCTACCGACCTTCACATCGGTCGTGACCTGTTTATCGGTAAGTTGAACTCTAGTGATACCATCGACTTCCAAGTTGAAGGTTCTACTGGTAACACAGTAATCGGTCGTGTTGGTCAGGGTACAGCATCTGCTGGTACATTGACTGTCCACGGTGATGCAACATTCAACCGTGAAGTTGACTTCACTGGTTCACTGGTCACCGTTGGTAACGCTAACACGGATGTTCTGACTGTCAATTCTGTCTCCCAGTTCACTGATAACGTGACTGTTGATGGTAATCTGACCGTCAATACCAACGCACTGATCGAAGGTAACCTGACTGTCAACGGTACAACCACGACAGTGAACTCCACCACAATGCAACTGGACGATCCTGTCCTGACTCTGGGTGGCGACACTGCTCCTACTCAGGCAGATGCTAAGGATCGTGGTGTTGAGTTCCGTTACTACGATGGTTCTGCAAAACTTGGTTTCTTCGGTTGGGACAATTCTGCATCTCGTTATGCCCTGTTCCACAATGCAACCAACTCTAGCGAAGCATTCTCTGGTACAAGATCTGGTCTTGATGTTGGTTCTGTCAAGGTCTTTGATACAACCAACTCGGTAACTGCTTCTACAGGTGCTCTCATCGTTGGTGGTGGTGCAGGTATTGGTATTGACCTGAACGTTGGTAGATACCTGAATGTTGGCAACACAATCTTCACTTCTGGAGATCTGGATGTTGTTGGTGACTTCGACCTGGGCGATGATTTCAGAATTGCAACCAACAAGTTTACTGTTGCTGCTGCAACTGGTAACACTGTTTCTGCTGGTACTCTGACAGTTGCTGGTCAAACCACACTGCAGTCTGGACTGGGTGTAAGCAACAATACAACCATTGGCGGTACTTTAGGCGTAACTGGCGCTACAACGCTGGCCAGCACGCTTGCAGTGACCTCTGGTACAACGCTCAGCAGCACCCTCACTGTTGCTGGTGCATCTAACGTCAATAACACTCTGGGTGTCACAGGCGTAACCACGATCACTAATGCATCTGCTGCAAGTGCAACTGGCACATACAGTGGTGATGGTGCTCTGAGAGTTACTGGTGGTGCATCTATCGGTGGCAACTTGGTTGTCAATTCCAATGTCAGAGTTTATGGTGATTCGACCTTTGATGGTCTTAACACATATCAAGCAGTTCAGACATTTAATGATCGTGCAAGATTCTTCAGCACTACAGACTCCAGCAGCGCATCTAGCAGCATTGCTTCTGTCTATACTGCTGGTGGTTTGGCAGTTGCTAAGAAGGCATTCATTGGTGATGACCTAAACGTTGGTGCTAGCAATTTCACCGTTGATGGACCCACGGGTAACACTGCAATTGTTGGAACACTTGGTGTAACTGGTGGAACATCTCTGTCTACACTTACGGCTACAGGTGTTGCCGACCTGCAATCGACGCTTACTCTTGGCGGTAACCTGACGATCAATACCAATAAGTTTGTCGTTAACTCTGCAACAGGCAGTACCGATATTGCTGGTACTCTGGATGTTGTTGGTGCTACCAACCTCACATCTCTTGACACTTCTGGTGCTGTTGACTTCAATGGTGCCAACTACATTAAGATTACGAATTCTGGCGCATACTTCCAGAACAGTGGTTTGTCTCGTTTTGTGAATACCAACGACTCCACTGGATATAACAACACATCCGCTTCTGTTGCTATCTACGGTGGTTTGTCTCTTGCTAAGAGACTGAACGTTGGTGGTAATGTGATGATTGGTGGTAGTGCTGGTGTTAAGACAACCATTACTGCATCCACTGGTCACATTACAACCGATGGCAACATCAGTGCACAGGGTAGCGGTTCTATCGGCACTACACTGAATGTTGGTGGTGTCTTGACTGCCACTGGCGGTGTGATTGGTGATGTGACTGGTACTGCGACCAATGCAGACAACATTGACATCACAAATACAAACAATAATACTACGTTCTACCCAACGTTTGCTTCCGCAAACACTGGTCACACGGGTATGTTTGTTGACTCTGCAAACCTCACATATAATCCGTTCTCGAACACACTGAGTGTTACCAACTTTGTCTCCACAACAAACTTTGAAGTCCAAGGTAACCTGACAGTTACTGGTAACGCAATCTATCAAAACTCGCAGGTTGGTGACATCAGCAACCACGATACCGATGCTCTGGCAGAGGGTACCACCAATCTGTACTTCACTGATGAGCGTGTTGATGACCGTGTTGCTGCTCTGATCTCTGGTGGTACTGGCATCAGTGCTTCCTATGATGATGCTGGCAATCTGTTGACTCTGAGTGCTGTTCCTGCAGATTTGGATACTGATGACATTGCCGAAGGTGCAACGAATCTGTACTACACAAATGCTCGTGTTGATGCCCGTATCGCTCTTGCTGCTCCAAATTATGCAACCGCTGCTCAGGGCACATTGGCAGACTCCGCCACTCAACCTGGCGATAACATTAGCACCCTAACCAACAACTTAAACTTCATTGATGCAGCAGGTGCTCCTGTCCAGTCTGTCGCTGGCAAGACTGGCACCGTCACTCTGGTCAAGGGTGATGTTGGTCTGGGCAATGTTGACAACACTTCTGACGCTAACAAACCCGTTAGCACCGCTCAGCAGACTGCTCTGAATCTGAAAGCGAATCTGGCATCGCCTGCTCTCACAGGCATTCCTACTGCTCCTACCGCTGCTCAGGCAACCAACACAACTCAGGTTGCTACCACAGCATTCGTCCAATCCAATCTGACAGCATCGCTCTTGCGTGCTGCTCTGGGCATTCCTGAATATGCTACTAGTGGTTTGGCAACAGCTGGTGGACTCGCTGCTGGCGATGTCTACTTCAACACAACTTCCAGCAAATACACTACGGTCTGATAACCAATGGCATCCGTAACAAGTAAAACCGAACTAAAGGAGTATTGTCTGCGTAGACTGGGCAAACCAGTTCTTGAAATCAACGTAGATGATACTCAGATCGATGATGCACTCGATTATACCATCGAGATGTTTCAAGAGTATCACTATGGTGGAAGTGAAAAGGTGTATCTCAAACATCAGTTCACTGCTGGAGAAATTACTGCATTCCAGTCAAATACAACTGAAACTGTTGGAAGCACAGATTATCAGACTCAGAATAATTATCTCGCTCTCCCCGAGCACATTAGTAGTGTGAATGGTATTTTCACATTCCAAGATAAGGGAACTGCGAATATGTTTGATATTCGTTATCAGTTGAGATTGAACGACTTGTTCGATTTTACATCGACTCAGTTCTATCATTACTATATGATTCAAACTCACCTAGAGACTATCAATCATCTTTTGGAAGGTATGAAACCTGTGCGTTTCAATGCATCTCAAGGTCGTCTTTACATCGATTTCGATACTGCAACTGATATTCGTGAAGGCGAATTTATTGTTATTGATTGTGTGCGTGCTCTTGATCCTGCAAACTGGAGCAAGATCTATAATGTTATGTGGGTCAAAGATTATGCAACTGCATTGATTAAAAAGTATTGGGGAACAAACCTCACGAAGTTCCAGAACGTGCAACTTCCTGGTGGCGTCACCCTCAATGGAGAAAAAATATACAGTGATGCGATGGAAGAACTTACCGCATTGGAAGAAAAACTTCGTAGCACTTATGAAATGCCACCTCTAGATATGATCGGGTAAAATGCCACTTAATCCCTATTTCTCTCAAGGTACAACCAACGAACAGCAGTTGGTTGAAGATTTGGTTGTCGAGCAAATAAAGATGTTCGGCACCGAGATCTATTATTTACCAAGAACGTTGGTTGACGAAGATCCCACATTTGGTGAAGATCCTATGTCAAGATTTGATTCGGCATATCAAATTGAAGCGTACCTGGAAAATGTTCAGGGGTTTGGTGGTGATGGTGATCTATTCAGCAAGTTTGGTGTTCGCATTTCGGATCAGGTTAACTTTATCATTGCACGTAAAAGATTTCAAGATTTGGTTGATGACAATGCAACCTTGGTTGTTGAAGGTAGACCCAACGAAGGGGATTTGGTTTGGTTTCCCCTTGCAGGAAAACTATTTCAAATCCAATATGTTGAGCACGAGCAACCTTTTTATCAGTTGAATAAGATCCACGTCTGGGGTCTAAAATGTGAACTCTACGAATACAGCAACGAAGATCTTGACACTGGTATTGCAGAAATCGATGTTGTTCAAACAAATAATGCGGTATCTATGAAGATGGTTATGGATCCTGGCGGATCTGGCAATTATGTAGTGGGTGAAGAAATTGTTGGTGATTTGTATCGTGCATATGCAACAGCAACGTTGAATGCAGACGCTGTGGATAGCGTAACTATCACAGATGGTGGCAACCATTATAATAGTGCATTGCCTCCTACGATTACATTTACGGGAGGAGGTGGTACAGGTGCAACTGCAACCGCAACAGTTAGTTCTACTGGTCTCGTTACTGGCATCACTATTACATCTGGTGGTAATGGTTACACTAGTGCTCCAACAGTCACAATTGACTACTCACCAAAAGACAACAGAGCAGAGGTCAAGTCCTGGAATAGTTCTACAAGAGAACTCCAGATAGTTAGTCGCACGGGAACATTTAATACCGCAGAGACGATTAAGGGTCTAACATCAGGTGCACTCTGGAGTCCTGAAACTTATAACACTCTAAATAATACTAACTCAGAATACGATCAAAACGAATTCTTCGAGTCTGAAGGGGATGACATTCTCGACTTCACACAATCTAATCCGTTCGGTGAGATCGGGGGTGCACAGTAATGCTTGGTACTTATTCTTATAACGAAATTTTTAGAAAAACCGTAGTTGCTTTTGGTACGATTTTCAATAACATTGAAATTCGTCGTACCAATGGAACAGCAACTGAGGTTATGAAGGTTCCTTTGGCATACGGTCCCAAGGATAAATTCTTGGCACGTCTTCGTCAGGTTGGTGATTTGACAGAAAAGGATTCTGTTCAAATCACTCTTCCCAGAATTTCTTTCGAGATCTCTGGATTCTCATATGATCCTGCAAGGAAGGTTTCTCCTACACAAGTGATTCGTAATGTTGATGGTGATAATGGAACTAAGAAAGCGTATATGCCAGTTCCATACAATGTTGATTTTGAGTTGGCAATTCTATCAAAGAATCAAGATGATGGTCTGCAGATCCTGGAGCAGATCCTCCCCGTTTTTCAACCAATGTTTAACATAACGATTAACTTGGTTCCTGCGTTGGGAGAGAAAAAAGATTTTCCAATTGTACTCAATTCAGTCACCTATGAAGATGACTATGAGGGTGACTTCACAACTAGAAGAACATTGATCTACACACTGTCTTTTACTGCAAAGACATTCTTGTATGGTCCTGTTTCCGATGCTACAGATAGCCTCATCACCAAAGCAATTGTTGATACTGCAGCATCTGCATCTCCATCTGCTCCCAGAGAGATGCGTTATACGGTAACTCCAGATCCGATCAATGCGGATCCAGATGATGACTTTGGCTTCAATGAACTATACAGTGAATTTACAGATGGACTCTCAAGAAACCCAACAACAGGACAAGACGAGTAAGTTATCCAAATTTGAAGGGATTGAAGATGCATTGGATGTAGAAACAACTATCGTTCCTACAGAAAAAGCACCACTAGCAAAACCTCCAGAAAATGCACAGATAACTAAAGACTATGAGTATTCTCGTGGTCAATTTTATGCACTGATTGAAAAGGGTCAGGAAGCAGTTGACGGCATTCTTGAATTGGCACAGGAATCAGATTCCCCTAGAGCATATGAAGTTGCTGGCAATCTGATCAAAAACGTTGCAGACACTGCCGATAAGTTGATTGATCTTCAGAAGAAGATGATGGAACTAGAAGAAGGTCCCAAGAGTAAAGCAGCGCAAAATGTTACCAACAACACTATGTTTGTAGGTAGCACTGCAGAACTTGCCAAGTTTCTGAAGCAACAGAAACAGAATGATAAATAGTAAAGAAACAACCTAAAGATCAATGGATAGAGTACGTGTATTGGCAACTGAGGTTACTCTTAGTGCCGCAACAAACCTGAGTAAGGCAACTGCCGTGCGTGTCGTAAATGACACTGCTGCCACCATCGTGCTCATCGTTGATGACGCTGCTGTGGTTGCTGAGAGAAACACTGGCGACAGTCAGTATGTTGCTCTGGGTAGCAGAAATGTCAGCATCGAAGCAGGCGGTGTCCTTTATCTGGAAAAGGATCCTCTGGAGACAATCGATGGTGCTGGTCTTAAGTGCACTAAAGTTGCGAGACAGTGATGGAAAAAGATCTAGGTGCTGATCAGAAACAGCAACAAAAAGCACAGCAACTAAATAAACAGAAACAAACTCTTGATAGAAGACAACTTATGATCAATATGCGTAAGTTGCAACTTCAACGCAAGTCTGTACAGCAGGCAGGTTCTGGCACAGATATGCATATGCAAACCCAATCTTTCAAATCTTTTGGAAGATTTATTTCGGAGAGGTCGAATGGCTGAACAACTAGAGAATGGTACTTATGAATGCCAATACTGTGGCTTAACATCCCCCAAAGGACATTGGCGTCCGAAAGCGTGGATTGAAAAGCACGAATCAAATTGTCCTAGGAATCCAAAGTTCAATAAGAAAAAATGAAATCATTCAGTCAGTATATCTTAGAAGGCGCTGGTTGCTCCAAATGTGGTTGCGAGAAAGGCAAGCGTAAAGAAAAGTGCGAATGTGGTTGTCATAAGATGCCTGACGGTTCTTATATGGAAGGTGAGTCGCATAGCGAGTCTTACACCATCGATCCCAAGGCACATAGACAGCAACAGCGTGCTGCTAAGATTAGAAATCTTGCTCAGAAAGGTGCTACCGAGGGTGAGAGATCTGCTGCTGAAAAGAAAACCAAAGGTCCGAAGATGTTTGGTGAAGGTGCTGCTTGGACTAAGAAGGAAGGACAGAATAAAGAAGGTGGTCTGAACGAGAAAGGTCGTAAGTCTTACGAACGTGAGAATCCTGGTTCTGATTTGAAAGCACCTAGCAAGAAAGTTGGCAACCCTCGTCGTAAGTCTTTCTGTGCGAGAATGAAGGGTATGCGTAAGAGACAGAAACCATCTAACAACACAGGCGATGACCGTCTGTCCAAGTCCCTCAGAGCGTGGAACTGCTGATGAAATCATTCAAAGGTTATCTATCCGAAAGCGTCAACATCTCTGGCGACTTTAATGGCAATCTCTATATGGGGTCTGCTCCCGAACCCGTACAAGAAACGTACGAGGCAGATATGGAGTGGAACGGAGAACTGTATCGTATTCAGGTGCAGTATGAAGGTAAGATTCCTGAGAGAAACGAACTGACCGAGATGGTACAGTCTGAGTATCCTGGTGCCATCATTCAGAATGTTTATCCTCTGACAGAAAGTAAGAAGATTGTTTCTAGTAAGAGGATTGCACACGATAGTGAGTGGTCCTGATAAATGAAAAACTATATTATTGAGGACCAGTTTCCGTTACAGGTTTCCAGAGGTAAAGTAAAGGGCGCATCATTCATTCATAAGTTTGGTGCTGTCCCCTCTTTGTCTATCAATACTACTGGCACGGTTTGGGATGTTGGAGATACAGTCTACCCCTGGTCTGCATTTGACACTCCTGGTGTGCTTGTAGCAGCACAGGCAAATGCTTCTGACAACGGTAAAGTTGTCCGAGTGCTTGGACTTGATGAAAACTGGGTTGAGATTAGTGAAGATTTCACTCTGTCTAGTGCAGCAGCAGTAACTGGCACTAAGACATTCAAACGAGTTTATAGAGCATACATTCTCACTGGTGCAAACAATGTTGGTCAAGTAAACTTCTCTCGTGGTGGCACTACTATCCTGAGAATCACTGCAGGACTTGGACAAACTCTGATGGCAGTATATACCGTGCCAGATGGATACACTGCATACATTCACAGGGGTTCTTGCTCAGCACAGGCAGGTGCAGATGCAACGGGTTATATGTATGTAAGATACAACGCTGTTGGAACTGCTTTCCGAGTTGGTCATACTTTTGAGGTTGGTGGAGATGGTGGATTCTATGATTACACCTTCGCTTACCCAGTTGCAATCCCAGAGCATTCGGATATTGATGTGCGTCTAACGACTCGTAGTAACAATGGTCGTTTCACTGCAGCATTTGATATTCTTCTTATTAAAGACGATACTCCGATTCCTGGTAACACAGACTATCTGTATTTCCCTTAATAATTTCTTCTGATGTCTTACATTAGTCTTAAGAATGTCTCATTTTGGTAAATAGTATGGTACAGTGAAGCACATTCGCTAACACTACTATGGATGATAAAGAGGTATCTGACCTATCAATGTCCAGAGCGGAGTGTCCCAAGTGTGGGGCAACCTGGTTAAATGGTCAGCACTATTGGTCTGGGACTGGTAAGTTAGGTAATGAGTTAGATCTTGCTGGATTGGTTTGTAATAAGTTAGGTAGTTTCCAATGCATCAATCCTAAAAGAGGACAGGAAGGTGGAGACACCTGGGCGAAAAGACTTGAGGATTTGACACAAAATGGTCCTGATGGGGATTGGGATACCACTAAATAAAAATAAACCTTTGTTATGGATCCTGAAGTAATTGATCTTTTTCCTTCAACAGTCTTAAAATTCAAGCACGAAGATCAAGAGATCTTTAGTGAGTTGGAAGAATGCGTTAAGGCAATTGAAAAAGACGAACAAGTAACCTTGCATATGGGAGTTAGTATTCCTAATGACCAATCTTGGTTACATTTTTTTGGTAACTATCAGTTACCCAAATTAAACAAATTTATTTCGGACGGTATTGATACATATGTTGGTAACGATGGATGGGAACTTTGGTCCTCTTGGTTGAACTTATATCCCAAAGGAGCAAATCAAGATAAACATCTCCACGCTGGTTATGATTTATCTGCGTGCTACTATCACCATACAAGTCCTCAGCAAGGTGTAATCAATTTTCATAGTCCACTTAGAGAAGCGCAGTTAGATTGCTACGGAACATATCAGCAGATGGCAGTACCAACAGAGTCTGGTACCTTAATTATATTCCCATCTTGGTTAGAACATTCTACTACACCAAATGAAAGTGACTTCTTTAAGATTTCTATTGGTATGAATATCAAAGTCAATAGGAGTGGAGAGCGTCCATTCTTGGGTCAGGCTTATGGTAAGCATACTCTAATTCACAAATATAATGGAATATGATGGAAAATCAAATTAAGGATCTGTTTCCTACACGTCTAAACATTGGAAAGCATAATGATTCATACATTGAAGATGAAGTAGATCGTCTAGTCAATAAATTAAATGAGACCAGTGAAATCTCATTTAATATGAATGCTAAACACGATGAGACTATTGATTTGTTTTCGGCGCATCGTGGCGATCTGCTGCTATTTCTCCCTTGGTTAGAGAGTGTTGTTAATCGGTACATTGGACATACCAACTGGAAATTTACGGAGTCGTGGATAAACATCTATCCTACTGGTGGTAACCAACCACCACACAATCATTTGGATTGTCAGGTATCTGGATGCTACTACCATAAAACAGAACCTAGTATGGGACCACTGATCTTCCACAACCCACATCAATTCTGCGAACTTGGATTGTTTGGTATGGAATGGAAGACATTTCCAGTTGATACTTTTCCAAATTCAGCTATACTGTTTCCACATTGGTTGAAGCATTCCACAGAACCAAACAAGTCAGGCAAACCTAAGATTAGTATTGGTTTTAATATCACTATTGATAAGGCACCTCCTGGTGGAATTAGTGGACAATGGATTGGACCTCACACAGTAGTTCACGATAAAAAATGATCCATCACGTACAACTGTTCGTTAGAACTGTAATGCAAACTCCCTGGTGTTTGGGTGTTATGGGATTCCTTCTGGTATTCGTACCCATCCTTGGGATGTGGGCAGTCCATAAATATCGATGGGAACATTGGGAACCTTTTAGTCGTGAATCTCATACTCCGCCCACTGAATGATATTAACGATCCTGTATGGAGTGTGATCTTCTCGATCATACTCCTTCTTGCTGGAGTCTTTTATGTTGTTGCCTATATACTAGGCACCGATAAAAGAGAATCTAATGGGAGCGATGGTACCACCGAGCAGGAAGAGCTGCTACAACTTCCGAGTGATCGAGATAAACAGAGTTCTTGACGGAGACACAATAGATGTCACTATTGATCTGGGTTTTGACCTTTATAAGAAAGAAAGAGTCAGAGTTGCAGGAGTCGATACGCCTGAGAAACGAACTAAGGACGCAGAAGAGAAGGCACTTGGTTACGACGCAACCAACTGGCTCAAAGAGAAGCTCGATGGTGCTATCAATGGTGATGATGACCTCGTTATTAGGACTGAGCTTGTTGGGGGTGTTGGTAAATACGGTAGACTCCTGGGATGGTTGTATATCGGAGATGCAGACCTGTCACTCAACGAACAAATGATTGAGGAAGGGTATGCTTGGGCATATGATGGCGGTACCAAGCAAAAAGACTTTGAAGAACTGCGTGAAATTCGCAGAGCACACGGAACTCTGATTGAATAATTATGGCTGACGGATCTGTTTATCTTGGTAATCCCAATCTAAAAAAGGCGAACGTTGCTACCAACTTTACGCCAGAACAGGTTGAGGAGTTTGTGAAATGTGCTGATGATCCTGTCCATTTTATTAGGAATCATATCAAAATCGTTTCACTCGACGAGGGTGTGATTCCTTTCCATTTGTATGACTTCCAAGAGACGATGGTTTCTCGCTTCCACGAGAACCGTTTCAACATTGCAAAACTACCTCGTCAGTCTGGTAAGTCTACTGTGGTTACCGCGTACCTTCTTTGGTACGTACTTTTTAATGATAACGTAAATGTCGCAATCCTCGCAAACAAAGCAGCAACCGCTAGAGAGATGCTTGGGCGTCTACAACTCTCTTACGAAAATCTTCCTAAGTGGATGCAGCAAGGTATTATTGCGTGGAACCGAGGGTCGGTGGAACTGGAGAACGGCTCTCGTATCCTGGCTGCATCTACTTCTGCTAGTGCCGTCAGGGGTATGTCTTTTAACGTTATTTTTCTGGACGAATTTGCGTTCGTTCCGAATAATATCGCTGATCAGTTTTTCAGTTCTGTTTATCCTACTGTATCATCAGGTAAGTCAACAAAAGTTATTATCATCTCTACTCCTCACGGGATGAATATGTACTACAAGCTCTGGCACGATGCAGAGCGTGGTACGAACGAATATATTCCTACAGAAGTCCACTGGTC